TACTTGTCCATTAAAAAATCAAAGAAGGGACCTCTTAAGCAGATTGTTCCTTCCTATGCCACCTTAAAGAATGACTACACCCTGCTATGGGATATGGAATCCAATGCTGGATACATTAATATCGTAGCAGTGATGCAGAAGTTCTTTGATCAGGCAATCTCTGGTAACTGGTCATATAATCCTGAGAACTACCCCGATGGTGAGGTACCTGTCTCAGTAATGGCTAACGATTTGTTAACAACCTACAAATATGGGTGGAAGACATCGTATTATCAGAACACTTATGATGCGAAGAAGGACATAGACGAACCTGCCCACTCACTAGGGTGGCATGATGAGTCACAACATAAAGACAGTACAGCATATATGGACCGTCTTATAAACGACATAATGGAGGGCGACGAGAGTGAATGCGAATCATGCCACGTCTGATTCTGATACGAATTGGCGTGATGAATACCTTAATATGAAAGCAGGTCTTAGTAAGCGGCAGATAGAACTGCTGGAAAAAGGACCAGACTCATTGTCATCTAGTTGGTTACTGGGTGCCATGCATGGGGATTGGAAAAAAATGAAGGGGATAAAGGATCCTGAACCTCCTGATTGTTCCTCCTCATTCAAGGAGTTCGAACAAAGAGTAAAAGATCAGGGGATTTAATTTATGGGAGTAACCGTATTCAATCCCAAGAAGATTGATACCAAGAAACAACCTATGTTTTTTGGTGCACCTCTTGGTATGCAACAGTATGTTGATTACAAGTACCCTGACTTTGATCGACTGACCCAAACCCAGTTGGGATATTTCTGGAGACCTGAGGAGGTTTCTCTTCAAAAAGATAGAGCAGATTATAAAACTCTAACTGATCAACAGAAGCATATCTATACGGCAAATCTCAAGTATCAAATACTATTAGACTCCGTGCAAGGTCGTGGACCTGGCATGGCATTTTCACCCTACTGTAGTCTTCCTGAACTGGAAGGTGCCATGGGAGTCTGGGAATTTATGGAGCAGATTCATTCACGCTCCTATACACATATCATTAAGAATGTATACCCTGAACCATCTGATGTGTTCGAAGGTGTATTAGACAATAAAAAGATCATGGCACGGGCAGAGTCCGTGACTCAAGCATACAACGAGTTCATTGATCAAGCAGGCATGTGGGCTAACAGTAACATGTGGCACCAATCTGCTAAAGGATCACCCTCAGTTGAATGGACATTGAAGGACATCAAACGTTCACTTTATAAGGCGATTTTAAATGTTAATATACTGGAAGGTATTCGGTTTTATGTATCTTTCGCTTGTTCTTTTGCTTTTGGGGAACTCAAACTCATGGAAGGATCAGCTAAGATCATCTCCCTCATCGCCAGAGATGAGAGCCAACATCTGGTACTCACTCAAAAAATAATAAAGAAATGGCAAGAGGGTGACGACCCTATAATGATAGAAATAGCACAGGAAGAAGAGGACAACGTTAGACAGATGTTCTCTGAAGCAGTAGATCAGGAGAAAGATTGGGCACAATATCTTTTCTCCGAAGGAACAATGATTGGACTGAATGAACGACTTTTATGTCAGTACGTAGAGTGGATCGCTAATCGCAGACTGCGAGCGATAGGAATGAAACCTATGTATGATATACCTTTAAGGAACAACCCATTACCATGGACTGAACATTGGTTAAATAGCAAAGGGCAACAAAATGCTCCTCAGGAAACTGAGATCGAGTCCTATGTCGTGGGAGGTATTAAGCAAGATGTCGAGTCTAATACGTTTGCAGGATTTAAACTTTAATCTCTTTAAGAGAATGTACAAACGATGGTTTCATCATGAGACGAATGACGTCCTACGAAAGGACGATCCGTTGGCTGAGAGACCCGAAAACTGGTATCAAGGACCACTTATACTTCTTGAGGAAACTGAAGAGGGAACTCTCCGAGAGTTCACGACGACCCAAATATAAAAATTGTAACAAACGTTACAGAAATACTTGATAAATAGTAGTGGGTATGTTAGCATATCCATACGTTCATCCTCCCTGGAGGACGCAAGTAAGTCGTAGGAACGGAGCGTTCATCCTTATGATACCTTTTGCACCACTATTAGCCACCGCTATTGCGTGTGCTGATGCTGAAGATTTAATCAACGGCGTCCAGCGTAATAGAGACATTACATCTGACGACAAGAAATCTCTTGTCGAAGTGATCAAGGCTAATGCTGAGGGTTGTTTCAAGGACGCAAACGACTAAAGGAACGGGGCTAAAAATCCAATTACTTTAGGAGTAAATCCATGGCAAAAGTCACATACCGTGGTGTCATCTACGACACCAACGACAAAAGATCTTGTCAAAAGATCAAAGCTAATCTCACATACAGAGGGATTCAGCACGAGGAGGAAAGGCAAACTTGTGTTGCCGCCGCCTAAAAGTTAACTTACTTGAATCTGGAGGGGTTTGACACCCCTCTTTTTTCATGCAATAATAATAAATATTCAGAGTACGGAGGGTGTTATGAAAATATTTCTCGATAGCTCTGACGTTGAAGCAATCCAAGAAGCGTATGACACTGGGTTGATCGATGGTGTGACCACTAATCCCACATTAATTCTTAGGAATGGTGGAGATCCAAAGGAAGTACTTCAGGACATAACTGAGATCTTTCCATGGGATGCATCTATATCAGCAGAAGTTGTTGGACGTAACGCAGAGGAGATGTTGGCAGTAGCAGATGATTATCTGAGTATTGCCCAGAACATTACAATCAAAGTTCCATGTAATGTCGAAGGTCTTAAAGCATGTAGAGACCTAGCAAACGATGACATACCAGTTAATGTTACGTTGGTATTCTCTACAGCACAAGCAATACTTGCTGCTAAAGCAGGTGCGAAGTATGTGTCACCATTTGTAGGAAGAGTAGAAGATAACTCTTTCGAAGCATTAAGTTTGGTGAAGGACATTTGCTTTACCTTTGAGAAGCACAATATAGAGACAGAAGTTCTCGCTGCATCTCTTCGTGATGTATTCAGCGTCAGTAAATGCTTTATGGCAGGTGCGAATATCGTGACAATGCCACCAAAGATCTTCTGGGGGATGTATAATCATATACTAACCGAGAAAGGTCTTCAGTTGTTCGACAAGGACTGGGAGGAAGTATTAGAGAGGAATAAACATGAACCGTCTACGGAAGTTTGAGGTAACCTATAGGTTACCCACCACGGGTACTAAGTATCATAAGACTATCGTAGAAGCAGAGAACCAAATCTATGCTAACAAGATCTTTGAGGCACAGTACCCCACCGCCAAGCGTTGTGGTAATGCACGCCCTCTATAAATATAGCTAGTCAAATGGATTGGGATCTCGAAAATGAAAATCTCAAACTCGAAAGTATGATCATCATCTATCAAGAAGAAAACGAACGGTTAGAAAAGGAGAACCAAAAACTTAAAAGTGAAGTGGTTTTCTTAACTCAACAACTTGAATTCAAAACGATGGGTTTACCAGATTATGACGAAGAGCCAAGAGACAACTCCTCAGGTAGATAAGCACGGTTTCTCAATTAAACCTGCTATCTCAGATGACGAGTGTATATTGATTTGCCTCAGAAATTGCGAACAATTGTGCGGACTCGACAAGAATCAAGTACAACGTTTAGTCAAGGAGTGGGAAGCAAAATGCGACTAGGTGTCATGTGTTCTGGAAACGGAACCAACTTCGAGAATATCGTTCGAACATGCGTCAGGCATGAAGTAGTTGTGATGGTTCACAACAAAGAGAAGTGCGGTGCTGCCAAAAGAGCAGAGAAATTTGGTATACCACACACATATATTAAAAGTAAGAATGAAGCCTTGATAATCGACGTCTTCAAGGCATGGAAAGTAGATCTAATAGTATTAGCAGGGTGGATGAAGATAATTTCACCCTCTTTTATTAAGGAGTTTCCTAATAAGATTATAAATCTTCACCCATCTATGCTCCCTAAGTACAAGGGATTACATGCCATTGAAAGGGCACTACATAGTGGTGATGAGGTAACAGGAGTTAGTGTCCACTATGTCAATGAAGAATTGGATGGTGGAGATATAATTATTCAGCGTGAGGTACCAATCCTTCCTGATGATACTGTGAAGTCATTGACAAAAGCAATTCAACGTATGGAATATGCTTTGTTACCTGCAGCAATAGATTTATATGAAACCACAATCAGCGAAGGGAAAAGGGAGAAGGTTCCAGCAATGGGTTAGAGATATGCTCATTGAGCATAGAGAAGTACACCCTGAAGACATAGAGTCACGTAGCATGGGTGCTGGTGGTGAAGATCTTATCATGGCACGTGATGCTAGACAAAAGTTTCCATTCAGTATAGAATGTAAGAACGTGGAGAAGTTGAATGTCTATGAGGCATATGCACAAGCATGTGCTAACTCAGGAGACCATGAACCTATCCTGTTTATGAAAAAGAATCACAAGAAACCACTAGTAGTAGTGGATGCTGAGTGGTTCATTAGGAATTTTAAGTAATATGTTTTCAGTTCCCTTTGAACATTACCCAAGAGTACGTGATCATGAGAAGTACAAGAGCAAACTTCTACAGATATTTGATGATGACGGCAATAGTAGTCATAGGCTTTCCAAGTCTGGAGAGGTTGTCTACGATCTTAAAACAGATTTCTTTCATAATGATAAGGAACAGTTATTACCTTCCTATTATGGTCTGGTAACTCAAGCACTTGGTAGGTATCTACGAGAGATAGAATCGAATATAGGATTTGAACTAGAGATCAATTCAATGTGGTACCAGTCATCTTTCCGTGGACAGTATCATCAAGTACATAACCATGGTACTGTGGGCATGTCATTTGTATGGTATGTTGAGTTTAATCCTAAGGTACATAAAGCAACAACATTTTTCTGTCCTTTCTCTGACCCTTTGACTGGTGATCTGATACAGAACACACCTGAGGTAGAGGAGGGAGACTTAGTTGTCTTCCCATCATTCCTACTCCATGAACAGGAGATGAATGATTCGGATGAGAGACGCACCATTGTTTCGTTTAATATTAATGGTGTTCCTAAGAAGAAATATAGAAGAGTATGAAGAAGTTTACTAAGGAGGAGATAGGTTACAAACCTACTGACAAATTAGCAAAGATGTGGTTACTCAATCCTCATGACCATCATTTCTTATATCAAAGAGACGATGGTTCTTTCTATGGATACTCCCACATTAAGGATGAGGATCCAGAGGATTATTTTTGGGAAGCACATGGTATACAATTGGAGTTAAAATTATGACAGACATGCCTGCTATACTTAATGGTTCTATGGTTGAACCTCATACTGACTTCCTATATAAGGAACAAATAGATGATGATGTCATTGATGAGTTCTTATCTTGGTACTATCTGGAGTCAGATAAATGGTTTAAGTCTGCTCCTGGTGAATCATTAGGTAAAGATCAGGGGTCTAAGGAAGAAGGAATTCTTGCATCTCCAATGGGTAATGTAAATTATTCCATTAAGGAGTCCATGGACACTCCGATCATGAATAACGTATTGATTCCTCCTGTGAATAAATTCGTAGAGGCAGTGGATGCTGTGACTAATAACTATGTCTTACGCTTTCCTTTCGCTGCTAAGTCTGGGTTCTTTCACATGGATGAAGGATGGAATGTACAATGGTATCCTCCTGGTGGGGGTTATAAGGACTGGCATACTGAAAGGTCTTCATCTGCGAGGACTAATACGTATCGTCACTTGGTATGGATGGTATACTTGAATGATGTACCCAATGGTGGTACAGAATGGTTCCATCAACAACACTATGAGGAAGCAAAGCGGGGTTCATGCTGTGTCTGGCCAGCAGATTGGACCTATACCCATAAGGGACGTGTCTCTATGGAGCATGATAAATTGATTGCAACTGGCTGGTATTCATTCGCGTAAAACTACTATGACTTGTGGACTACACATAAAATTTGATAAGGCAGTTCTATCTGTCAAAGAAGCATTGCATGCAGCAATTGATGCAGAAAACTTCGATGAAAATACCTTGAGTGAGGTCTGGAGACATTACCAAGGACTTAAAAGCATTGCAAAACGTTCTCTTCCAGAGCATGAAGAGCACGATGAGATTAAGTTTGATCTCAGTGGTATAAATACCACACCAACAGGATATTATGATCCATTCGGTAAGGATCCTTTCACTACTGATATGGATGATGATAACATTGAAATTAAACTACCAGATGATGCTGTAGGTGCAGCAGATACCGTACCTGTGTTCGGTGGATCTGGTTTGGTAGGTGGCGCAGGTTCAGATGTGATCACCTTTTCCTGACATAGGTATTAATACCTTGACAAAACTTTAGAATTTATATATAGTTGTGTAATGTTTCTTTACATAACTCATGGTTACTACGGAAGACGGTGGACGTCAAAACATGTTCGCCAAAGAACCACAGATAGAAGTCATCGACACTGACTATGCAAAGCAAGCAGAACTAGTTAATGGTCAGCTCGCAATGGTCGGATGGTTGGCACTTATCGGTTCTTATATCACAACAGGTCAAATTATTCCAGGAGTACTATAATGTTTAATTCTAAAGCTGAACTTTTGAATGGTAGATTAGCGATGATCGGCGTTATTGCTGGTATCGGTGCAGTTGTTACTACGGGTCAACTCATTCCAGGTATCTTCTAGTGTCCGATTTTCAGATGGCGATCTTGTTTCCATACATTCCTTTCGCTGGTCTACTTATTGCTTACTTCCTCGTTGATCTAATCAACGGAGAAGGAGGTGATGATGATGACGATGGTGGCGGTGGAACCATGATCCCTCTGTACGCACCATCACCATCATAAAAATGTATCAAATCCTTTTTCTTAGTATGCTGATAGCATACGTTAATTTTGGTGGTCTTTCGTTTGTAATGCAATGACTGCCATAAATCAAATACTGATCTCAATTCCACCCGATGCTCAAGCTCTGGTGGAATTTGGTTTCTTTATAGCTATAGGAATAACACTAGGACCAATACTATGACTTTTCTCATCTCAATTATATCTTTTGCTAACTTTGTGTTCTATCCTTTAGTGATAGGAACCATCGTTGCTGTTATCATTGAGCAAATCTTCAGAGCAACAGGTGATGAGGATGATGCTGCTGCTGTAAGGAGAGTTAATGTCTCTATGGGCATAAGAAAATATCTCTATAGACAAGCGTGGATTTTTAATGTAATATGGTTTATAGGTTACTTTATTCTTATGCTGACAATAGGAAGACAGTCTCCTCAACAAATGCCTGATTTAATCTGGCAAGGATAAATAACACAGCAATTATTAAGCTTATGTCTTCATACTCAGTTACAGTCATAGACACCGATGGTAACGAGACTACCTTCGATTGTGCCCATGATGAATACATACTAGATAAAGCAGAGGAGGAGGGTGCTGACGCACCATACTCATGTCGTGCTGGTGCATGTTCTACATGTGCTGGTAAGATTATTGAGGGCACAGTGAACCAAGAAGACCAGTCTTTCCTAGATGATGATCAACTAGAGCAAGGTTTTGTGCTAACATGTGTAGCATATCCTACCTCCGATTGTAAAATTCAATTAGGAGAGGAGGAAAATTTATACTAATGGGAACGTTACACATGAGAGAACAACTACTAGCAGCAGTGAAGGCTCACGCTCAAGGTGAGATTGCAAAGCATAGAGCAAACGTTAATGTATATCTAGAACATCCAGCAGGTATTGGAGAGCATTCTGATATCACTGAAGCAATTCAGGTGGAGTTAGATAAGATTGCTAGGTATCATGATCAAGTCACAGTAATAGATCAATATTTTAAAGGCGCACAGTGAATCAAAGCTTCCGTGACATGGACGGGAACACAGACTACAGAACTTTTTGTTTGTATCTGTTTGTTCGTCGTGGCATACCTATCTCTATGAGTGTATATAATTTTGTTGGTGATGTAGTTAAGTCTGAAACCTTACAGAAATATTTCGAAGGCAGAGACCTTACATTCTCAGAGAAGAGGATGGAGGACTGTGCTGACTATATTATGGCTCATTATAATGAGTGGTTAAAGAATAGCGAAGAGTGGTATGACAAGTACGGAGGTATGGACAGATATGATCGTGTCCTAGAAGCACTGCAGGGTTATGGCAAACCTGTGATATAATAAATAACGTGAGGTGGTTAAGGGCAAGACCGAACCGATGAATTCCCTAGGCAGTGTGTGCTCGTAAGTCCTACGGATGGCTGGGTGTTCTGAACAAAAATAAGTCCCCCCGCTGATACAATGGGGCTGAGTATAAGCAGCATATGTATCACCGCCTCTTACATACCCCAAACCAAGACCACGGGGATTCCTAACGGATTAGTCTTATCATACAAGTAAACATCGCACTCATCTTTAATGGCTCCACTTACTCTTAAGCGAGGACAGAAGGGATTCTCCTCTTCTACCGTCGTCGTAGAGCAGTCACCGCTAAAAGGATGGACCGAGTTTTGTGAGTGGGTTACCTCCACTGACAATCGCCTATACGTAGGTTGGTTCGGTGTCTTAATGATACCTTGCTTACTAACTGCGGCTACTTGTTTCATCATAGCGTTTATCGCTGCTCCTCCCGTTGACATTGACGGGATTCGTGAACCTGTTGCAGGTTCATTAATGTATGGAAACAACATCATCTCTGGTGCTGTAGTTCCATCATCGAATGCTATAGGTATGCACTTCTATCCCATTTGGGAAGCAGCAACCATCGACGAATGGTTGTACAACGGAGGTCCATATCAGTTAGTTATTATGCACTTCCTCATTGGTATCTGTGCTTACATGGGTAGACAATGGGAATTATCATACCGTTTAGGTATGCGTCCTTGGATTTGTGTAGCATACAGTGCTCCAGTTTCGGCTGCGTTCGCTGTCTTCCTCATCTATCCTTTCGGACAAGGATCATTCTCTGACGGGATGCCGTTAGGAATATCTGGAACCTTTAATTTCATGTTTGTGTTCCAAGCAGAGCACAACATACTGATGCATCCTTTCCATATGGCAGGGGTTATAGGTATGTTTGGAGGTGCACTCTTTAGTGCCATGCATGGTTCACTAGTTACATCGTCTCTTATTAGAGAGACCACCGAGAATGAATCCCAAAACTACGGATACAAATTCGGACAAGAAGAAGAGACCTACAACATCGTCGCAGCACACGGATACTTCGGGCGTCTCATATTCCAGTACGCTAGTTTTAATAATAGCCGTTCTCTTCATTTCTTCCTTGCTGTCTTCCCTGTCGTTTGCATATGGTTAACGAGTATGGGTATCAGTACGATGGCATTCAACCTGAATGGATTTAACTTTAACCAGAGTATCCTAGATGCAAATGGTAAGGTTGTTCCTACTTGGGCAGACGTTCTTAACAGAGCGAACCTAGGTATGGAGGTAATGCATGAGCGTAATGCTCACAACTTCCCTCTTGACCTTGCTGCTGTAAGTCAGACTCAGGTAGCAATGACTGCACCATCGGTCGGTTAATCATGGAAGTTCTAATCATACTGGCTATGGTTGGGGGTGCTGCACTAGGTGCATGGAAGATGACCCCAAAAGGAAATTGACTTTTCATTCTCAAATACCCCGAAAAAAAATTCGGGGTATTTTTTTACCCACAGGGATTTTAAAATGCCACAAGATTATATTGATACCCAAGGTCTAAGTCCTAAGATGACTCCAGAGGAGGCAGCGAAGGCCAAGTTAGAACCAAGAGAATATAAACCTGCAACTGTTAAACCACGTAGGTTATTCACTGACACCTATGCTAAAGAGATGAAAATTCTCATCAATGAAGTATTAGATGAGAGAGAAGGTAAGAAAGGTATCTCTTACTTTGATACTGAACATTTTAAACACACTGTAGAGGAAGAAGAACCACCATATGAGGCATGGAAATGAATTTGTTAGATGTATTAAAGGAAAGGTGTTATAAGAAGGGAGACTTCACACTCTCCTCTGGTAAGGAGACTAAACACTATATTAATTGTAAGAATGTAACTCTTAGTGGAGAATTTCTACGTCTAGTATCATTACATATGTCATCTCTAGTAGAGGAGGGAACTAAAGCAGTAGCAGGTCTCACACTTGGTGCTGATCCTCTTGTAGCAGGTGTAGCAATGGTAACTGGATATGACGGTCTTATTATTCGTAAGCAACCTAAGGGTCATGGTACACAAGCATGGATAGAAGGACCACCACAGGTAGAGGGTGCTTTAATCACAGTCCTTGAGGATGTTGTGACTACAGGTGGGTCTGCTATCAAAGCAGTTGAAAAATTAAGGGAAGCGGGGTATACTGTCAACAGAGTGGTCACTATTGTGGATCGTAAGGAGTATGAACCCTTCACGTGGTACAATAAAGACCTTGAATTAAAATCTCTATATACACTGGAAGATTTCCAATGAAAGAATGGTTGAAAGAGATCCCCAACTGGGAACAAGAGTACAATGCTATGAGTGTTGAGCGATCCAAAAGGGAACAGGAAATACTCGATGGTGATGACATCAAATCCCATGAGGGTATGGTGTATGGTCGTATGTATGCTGACTGGAAGAGGATAAAAGGATATGAATGAAATTATGCAAGGTAAGGTGAAGACTGTCTTCGCTACCGATGATCCTAAGAGAGTACTCATTAGGTATGAAGATAAGGTAACTGCTGGCAATGGTCTCATGGTAGACTACCCAAAGGATAAGGGTGCTACTTGTTGTCTCATCTCTGCATTATTATTTGAGAAGTTAGAAGCAGCAGGAATTAAAACTCACTACCTTGAGTTACCATCTCTCAATACAATGCTTTGTAAGAAGGTAGAGATCATTCCAGTTGAAGTTATCTGTAGGAATTATGCTGCTGGTTCTATTGTTAGAGAGACCCACCTCCAAGAGGGTATGCCTATCAGACCTGCTATAGTAGAGTTCTATTTGAAGGATGATACTAAGAAGGATCCTATCTTGACACCTGATCGTGTTAAACTGATGGGTATCGATACCGAACCACTTATCAACATAACAAATGAAATCAACGGACAACTCCAGGTCTTATTCAATCTTATTGGTCTCGATCTTATCGATTTTAAGGTGGAGTTTGGTCGTGACGCTTACGGTGATCTGTATCTTGCAGATGAGATAAGTCCTGACAGCATGAGACTGTGGAAGAAGGGTACGAAAGAGAGATTCGACAAAGATTTGTTTCGAAAAGACGAGGGCGATATAGTAACAGCATATAAGGATGTGTTAAATAAACTACGAGCACTTGCGTAATCATTATGCCTAATCCAAATCAACTATGGGAAGATATGAGTCGTCTCAATGCTCTCTACGAAGAATTAATGTGGGATCCTGATGATGAACTAGAGATGATTATAAAAAATGATAAGATCGTCATCAAGAATAAAACCCTGATGGAGGGGGAATAAATACTTCTAAAGACTGTGTTGAATGGCGAGAAGACCTGATAATTGTTACGGACCTGATGGGAAACCATTAGAACCGAACCCCGCTGATGACGGATCTTTTCCTGAGCCTCAACATGATGTTCCACCCCCACCTGACCCTGTTCCGACGGGCAATGAGATAATACGTGATGCCTTAGACGCAGAAGGCAGGTGTTATGGACCACAACCACCTCCAATCCCACCTAGTCGTGGTGATTTGGCACCTGAAAAGTTTGAAGAACCAGAACCAGAAGAAGAGTTAACTCCTAATGCAGTTATCAGGGAGTTAATAGGTCGATGCTATCCAGATATAGCACCGACAACTCTTGGTGAGTACATCCCACCAGATCTACCTGATAATGAATTCACATTCCGTATTACTGAGTGGATTGATTGGGTGTGTGATTTCTTTCCAGACATACCTTTCTGTAGAGATGGTTCGGGTATCAGTATAGATCTTAGAACACCTGATCCCCGTCAACCTAACTGGCCTTACTATGATCCTAGTCAGTGTGCTTTAATAAAAGAATTTAAAGAGAAGAATGAAGTAGAACCACTACCAGAGAGAGGTCCAGGTTGGTGGAAACATAAGGTTACAGGTAAGGTATACTTCTGTGATCAGGATAGAGAAGGTAATACTGATTGGGAACCTTGTGTACGTGACACATTAGAGTGTATCTTCCGTCCTTTTGCTACTGGTACATGGAAACCACCTAAAGGAGACTGTGAAGCATTCCACCCACGTGGATGGAGTGGTAACAAGGATGAGATTTGTATAAAGAACTGCTTCCCAGAGAGATTACCCATCTATGAAGCGAAGAAGGGTTCTAATCTTGGACTACCAATGTTGAAACCGTTCTCTGATGAGAACCATAACGATACTATAGTTACCATCAATGCCGCAGGTAATTGGAACGGTAAGAAGTTATTCTCTACACATGGTAATAAGTATTTCAATAGTGCTACTACCATTACTCATAGTTTCGATGGGTTCACTGTCAATGTGACACCTATTGATGATGAAGGTGAGTGGGATTCTGAGTGGTGGATCTCTGGTTCGCCAGACCCATTGTCTCTTGTACCTGGTACTGAGTACACTTCCACATTTAATGGTGGTAAATCTAATGTAACTGTAAAGATTACTATCGTAGGTGGTGGAAAGGGTAGAGACACATGGTATGGGTACTCAAATGTCCCAGGAGAGGTGCCTGCTGCACCGTTTGGATATGTATTGACCAGTACAACACCTGCATTCTATGTCCTTAAGGAAGAAGCAAATGGATCGGTTCCTTTGTTTAAGTTCTACAGTAATACTACAGACGATACCTTCTTAACTACTAACCCAGGTATGCCTGACAGTAGTGGGACTGGTGAGAGAGAAACCATGGATGCTGCTGGTATGGGTAGTGGTAGTATCATTGGGTATGTGTTCAGTGATTCATCGAAAGCACTACCATATCTGGGCGAGGGTGAACAAATACATGAGTTGCACAGATATTATGCTGGATTTACTAATGATCCAACAGATAATGATCACAAGTACAGTGTTAATGCACTAGGATATGCACAGAGACCTACTTTAGATCCAAATAAACAACTCTATAGGGTAC